CGTAATGACCCTCAATATGTGCGCAATATCGTTTCGCTACACAAAGAAGTTCGTGATACGGTTAATATGATGATGAAGATACAAGACCGCGCGGCAGGTAATGTGACAGAAAACATCAACGCTCAAACAATCAACATCCTCAAAGTTGAATTAGCAAAAGAATCCCCCGAAGTGTGGCGCAAATTAAGAACCAAATTGATGGGTGAAACCGATGAGTGAGTCTACTGTTTTTGTTCCTTTTATTGAGTGTCGCGATATTAAAAATAGCGACCTTTTGCGCATAAATCGACAGTTAAATAGCGACGAGTATGGCGATTTCTTCAAACTCACGCATCATGTCATAGACCGTTGGCATCATGCAGTTAGCAATATGGCTCCACACATATACGCTGAATATCACACTCACAAAGGCATCTTGAAGGATGTTGAAACTCAATTCAAAATAATGACTGTCGATGATGGTGAGAAGTTTATACACGCGCAATCCATTTTGGCACATATGATGACGGCCATACACACTATTTTTAGCGCATACGCAACAGCGTTTAAGGAAAATGAAGAGGTTTGTTTATTTTATTACAATATAGCGAGCATTCTCCAAAGGACTTTTGAATCATTGTGTGATGGTGATGCTTAATGGGCGGAGAGAAAGGTAGCACATCGGGATTAAGATTTAACCCGCGTCAAAGCGCAGAAGAAATCGAAGAAGATTCTTCGGTCGGGCGTGAAGATTCCGAAGAGCGCGCTAAGCATGACGCTAAAAAGCAACAAGAACAAGAAAAACGCGCTCTTTCAATGCATGGTATTCAGCATTTGAAAATTAAAATACCTCAACAGAACACCGAGGATGAAGAGCGCCCAACCGAAGAAGCAGGTCAACTTGCAGGTCAAGTCGGACAGGCTGACGCTATCGAGGGCGCTAACCCGCGTGGTAATGGGTTAGGTATGGGCGTGATGACAGGAGAGCCTATGGATATGGCTTTCGATGTTATCAAAAAAAAAGACGAGCCAAAATACGACAGGGAAAAGCCTAAGAAAACCACTACGATAGCAACAGTTCGTGCAAGACAACGCGCTGAAAAAGGTCGTAAGGGTAAGAAAGAGAAGACCAAAACAATAGATTCAAAGAAAAAAACCCGCACAAGGAAAGCAGGTAATCCGTTAAGAGTTGATACCGGGCGAAATCCGGGTAAATACACAGGTGTTATCGCATCACACAGGGCAACTCAACCTTCAATGCAATACAGCAGACAAACTCGCACTACTCCTAATTATCTCACAACAGCATCTATGCGTTCGGGTCCACCGGCTATGATGAGTCCACCCCAAGCGCTTGAAGCCGAAGCAAGAAGAGCAGAAATGGCAGGAAGTATGCCTACTCAACCTAACACACCTTCTATCCCGACAGAACAAGTTGATTCTCGCGTCGCTCACGCACCAAGAGGGACGGCTGAACATAGAGAAGCGACCAAAGCACCTAAAAAGCAACACACTCCAAGAAAACCTAACACACCTATGGGTGCAGAACACTCAAAAGCGCATGATTTAGCGGCAGGTGGGGCATCTCCATTCTCATCTTTACTTGCTAAAGGTATGACAATGCGCGACAAACAAGAATATCGTCGTCTTATACAAAAACTTGAGAAGTTGTTGAGAGGATTGACCAATAAAATGGATGCGAGTCTTGACCCTGCACCCGATGGACCTACACCTAACGCTCATCCTCGTATGACCTCCGCCCCAACAGGCGCTACCGAAACAGACCCCGATGATGACCCTACAATGTGGGGAACTCATGCTTATGGACTCTATACGCGCAGGGGTGGTTTGTGATGGACGAGTTTGACGATATTATCCTCAAGGGTAAAGGAGTGTATAAGCGCGGAGCAGGAGGGAAAATGATTCCTATGTCGTTTCCTTCACCGGATTCACCGCATAAAGAAATGTCTCATTTTCATATAGACCACTCAACAGGTAAAGGACACAAAGAAATACCCGATAATATGCGTCATTGGCCTATGGAGGCGGCGGCAAGGTATCTTGCAGATAATAAGAAGTTGAAACAACAATATCCGGGTAATTTGTCGCTAAAAACCGCTAAAATTATCCTCAATAAAGCCGCTAATGACTTTAATAAAAGTAAGCGTGATAGCGGAGATGGTTTTCATACTGTGCCTATTCCGTTTGATGAAAGCGGTAAATTACACCCCGAATACAAAACAAATCACTACGGAACACACGAATCCCGAAGAGTTCCTACTTCTGCGCGCAAAACACGCGACCGTAATGGGAAACTCATCAATTTGCACTACAATAGCGTAGCGCATCCCACCGTGGGTCGTTTTCTTGAATCGGGAGCCTTTCATTTTGAGAAAGAGTTTCGTAAAATCATTGGTGCTTTGGGTATAGAGAGTGAATTAGGCGCAAGGCAAAATGTTCTTGAGCCTCAACACATAGTTCGCGCACCCGAAAAGATGGCTGATGGCTCATACAGGATGCGAAGCCTTCTTGAGAGATACGATAGCAACATGAAAGACCCTACAAGTAAGGATAATCACCATTTTCCCGAATACGGGTCGGAAAAATACAACGAAAGAGCGCAATATGGTCAAATTGGACCACTTGATATTCTTGCATCGCTACCCGATGCTTTCTTCACACCCACTTCAAGAGGTAGACCACCTGTAAATGTTATCAACGCACTAATGAGAGAAGGGGTTTCACCAAGAAGAGCAGAAGAAATGGCTCGCGCACCCGCCGCGCAGTTAGTTTTGGGGCGTGGTAAGAAAGGTTCTGCAACTCAACTGAATAAAATAGTTGAAAGAATCCAAAACTATATCGGCATCGCCGGTCAAAACAAAGATAATTCGATAGCGGATGCATATCACAAACACAGAAGTCATTTTGATGGTCGAGTAGGCGGTGCGGATAGAGGCAGAACAGATGCGGCTAAGAGAATCTTGGCTACCCTCAAAACAGCAGAAGAATTACAGATTGATATTGCGCCCGCTATGGGTAGTTCACGCCCTCCACAATCGGTTGTTAGTGGTTGGCGTTCTTACGCGCTACGACAGGGAGGAAACCCTGTCAATTTAGCAAATATGGGGATTGCTCAAGAACATCACGAAATGCATGGTCAAATAACAGATGATTTAGGGCATTTGCATGACCAAATACCCGACCATATCAGCGTCGGTGACTATGACCCGGTGCAAGAGAACCAACAACTACCACCGGGAGGTGCAGGTGGGGGTCTACCATTGAATAATCAAGGCACACAACCACCTTCACCAACAGACCCGTTTGGACCCGCAGGAACAGTCGCTACGCGCAACGACCAAACAGGTTTTATGACTTCACAAGACGACCCTATGGGCGCTATCGCGGCTGTAATGGAGCGAGTTCAAATGCATGACACATGGGAGGATGCGCAAATTATGAAAAGCGTTCAATATCAAAATCTTAATCCTCGCAACCGAAATGATATGAGAGTTTTAGCGAAACAACTCGACCTTGAATCGACAGATGTTCGCGCTATCGCTATGAGTGTCGGGGATTGGACGATATTAGCGGAACATTTTCAAGTAGGGCGTGATGTGGTTAACATTATCAAAGCGTCGTGTTTGGAGGCATTAACATGAATATAGAAACTGAAATGGAATGGAACTCTCACATGATGAAGAGTGGTAAAGTGTTTGGAACTTACGAGTTTATGATAGCGAAAGGTCACAGTTGGGCTGATATTAACTATGTCGTTTGGGATGTTGAAGATAACACACCAATGCCTCTTATGAAAGCCGCATCCTCCGCGCTAAACACACACCCCGACATTCTTTTGAAGGATGTAGCGCAACAAACACAAGCGCAACAACCTCAAGATATGCGAAGTGCTATCAATCAGCAACAAGTTGGGGCATACAATGATAGAATGCAAGCGCAACAAGCACAAGGCTACAATCCAAAACCAACAGGTGCGGAATTGATGCAAGCGGGAAAACCCGTCCAAGCCACAGTAGCGGGTGTCAAGAACTTATTCACAGGTGGCGCTCATTCGCGTGGTGGCGCTATCGACGCTCAAGCAGGTTCAGCAGACGGAATGAAAGAACGATACCGATTGCGCGACAGACTAAGACCAATGAGAAATCTCGCGTCTCATCTTCAAGAAGGAAACGACAGAAGGCGACAGAAGGCGGCGAGCAATTCAGCGGCGGCGGCACAACGCATTCTCGATAACGAGTTTGCAGGAATAGACCCCGATAATATGAATGAAAATCAACGAAGGCGCTATGACCAACAAGTTGCTTTAATTTCACAATCTAATAATTTGAGTGGCGGAACTAAATTAAGTCGTAATTTGAACAGAACAAAGCGGGACAGAATGAAAGATAAAGCAAATGCTGATTGGGATAACAATAGCGACCCGAATAAGGGAGAAAGACCATACCCAATGCGTTATCAAAAAGTGCAAGCCGCTAACAATGAAGGTATGGGTGGTGCAGAAGAGTTTGGTCAAGGTAGCGTTGATGGTCAACAAGAAGACTCTATCACAGATACCGAAGCCGCAGAAGTTGAAGCGTTGGGCGCAGATATAGACCCTGCCGCTAAGGACGATTCTATGCCAAAACCGGCAACTGATACACCGGCGGCAGAAACCGGCGGAAAACCACAGGCTGACGAAGGCGGTAGTTGGAAAGACGATGTAAAGGAGGCTTACAAATCGGGCGGTTCACGAAACAATGCAAACAAGAAAGTTGGTGCGTATATTGAGGGGCTTGGAGAAGGCGAATCGGCAACCTATGATGGATTATTAGAGTCTATGAAAGGTATGCGTGGAGAGCCAAGACAGAAGTTGTTTAATCTTCTCTTGAGTCGCTTTGATATTACACCTAAAGAGGCAGAAAAGGTTGCAGAAAAGTTAGAAGGTGATTTAGCAGAAGAAGCAGGGGTGGGAGAAGAACCGGAGTTCGGTCAAGGTGAAGTTGCTCCTGCTAAGAAGAAGACTACTGCTAAGAAGAAGACTACTGCTAAGAAGAAGAAGGCTAAAAAAGAAAAAGAGCCGGAGTTTGGTCAAGGTGAAGTTGCTCCTAAGACAGAAGAAGAGCCGGAAGAAGAATTAGATGATGATAATTTCTTATCATCTTACGACGAACCTCACGCTTGGGATTCTTTACTCAAAAGACTCAATGTGAGGTGAATGTCCTATGGAGGGCTTGAGCCTTGAAACACTTGAAGAGATTGACTACGAAGTTGCTAAGCGCGACTTCAAGTTCTTCTTTGAAGACATTCTTGGTTTTCAGTTATCTCACCACCACGAAAAATGGTATAATAATCTTGAATCACAACGACGATACTGTGTGAAAGCGGCGCGTGACCACGGTAAATCAACGCTGTTCCTCGGCTACCTGCTTTGGAAAGTAGCGTTTAATCCAAAATGTAAAGCGGTTCTTATCAGCCACAGTTTGCATCAATCCATTCACCACATGAGAACACTCAATGACCTCATAGATGGAATACCTTTCATGGCGCGCATGAAGAAACCCGATTCTTGGTCAAAGACTTTCTTTGGTTTCAGCAATGGTTCAAACATTAGCGCAAAGTCTGTCGGTGGCGCTATTCGTGGTATTCACCCCGACCTCATTCTATGCGACGACATTCTGTGGGGAACGACAGATACCGAACTCCAAAGAGTCGCGAGTTGGTTTTATGAGGTTCTTGTGCCTACACTCCACCACTCTTCTAAACTTATGATTGTAGGAACACCGTTCACACCAACTGACCTTTACACGGAATTAGAACAGCGTGAGGGCTACCTCGTAGAAACATACCCTGCTATCAATGCTAAGGGTGTAGCGCTATGGCCGGAACGGTGGGATTTAGATTCTCTTGATGCGCGCAGAAATGACATGCCCGCTATTGCATTTGCTCGCGAATATCTATGTGAACCGATGGATGATATGAGCAGTTTATTCCCTTCGTTAGTTCTCCAAGCCGCGAAAGATAGCGATTTAAGAATTATAAATCGCGCAGATGGCGACCCCGACGACCAATACTTCGTCGGTTGGGACCCTGCTATCTCGTCGGACAGGTCGGCTGACTACACCGTTATGGTAGTGCTTCGTCGCCCATCTACCAATCCCGAACTGCTTGAATTGGTTCATGTGGTTCGTAGAAAGAACATGGATTTCCGAACACAGATTATGGAGATTCAAAAACTCAACGCGAAGTTTGCACCCGATGTGATAGAACTTGAAGCAAACAACTTTCAGCGTGTGTTTGCTACTGAATTACGCGCGGACACAGACTTACCAATTAAGACATTCATTTCGACTCGGCAACGCCGAGAATCTCTTCTTATGGGATTAGTTATGCGTTTTGAGAAAGAGCAATTAAGGTTGCCGTGGGGCGATGAGAACTCCCGAACCCTTATGAGCGAGTTAGAACGGGAACTACTTATGTTCGGCATGTCGAAGAAGGGCAAGTTGGATAGCATCGGTCGCCACGATGACTTTGCTATCGCGCTTGCTTTAGCGCATTGGGGAACTACCGAGTTCCGAGAACGAATAGTTGACATTGATGATATGATGGCGGGGTTGATTGATTGAACGAAGAATACTGCGAGTGTTGCACACCGGACGAGATAGCATTTGAAATGCTGAAAGCGAAGAAGAAGTCGAAGCCGTTTCACGGCTACAATCCAAATAAGCATAGTCCTAAAGGTGGACTAAATGCTAAGGGTCGCGCCGCCGCAAAACGCAAATCCGGCGCGAATCTCAAACCTCCCGTCACGACGAAACCAAGCAAACTCAAACCCGGTTCAAAGAAAGCCAAGCGACGAAAATCATTCTGCGCAAGAATGGGCGGGATGAAAGGCGCTACAAGCAAAGGTGGAAAACTAACACCAAAAGGCGCGTCTCTCAAAAGGTGGAATTGTTAGATGTGGACGGGTTCAATCCTAAAAGACGAAGAGATAGACGCTATTTTGCGTAAAGCAAGTGGTTCTATTTCTTCTGCTAACATAGGAGATGCGCCCGCGACACAATCACAAGGCGAAGGTGAATTATCCGCACCAACTGTCGCATCTCAACCCGACGCTCAAGAGCAAGAAGAAGAGAAGAAGAAGATAGAAGATGTTGTTGCTCAACAAAGCGTTCAGCCAACTCAACAACTTAAAAGCGCTATGCCTCACAACGGGTGGTTTCAATCAATGTTCGGTAAAGATGCTGAATCAATGGTTAAGGAATTAAGAATGGCTCGTCGCGAAAGAAAGGATATGCGAGATGACATTGACCTTGCAATCAACGCAATAAGAATCGCTAAGCGGGAAGAAGTAGAATCAACATTAAAATCTCTTCCGTGGGCTGACAATCATCTTTCATCTATACGCGCTCTTGGGGTTTCCGACAGAAATCTTCACGCTTTGAGGAAACATGGTGTATCGCGCGAAGTATCATTACGAAGAGCATGCTCTATGTGGGAGAAAGCAAATGATGTGATAACAAAGTTGTCACAAGTCGAAGGTGACTTCAATGAAGAGCAGTTGCAAATATGGCTCGATTCAAGACAGATGAGAAAGGATGCTAAATCTCAATGGAAAAAGGCGCTACATCCAATTGACGCAATTAAGAAGCAAGAGGCTATATGGCTAACACAATCAGCAAACTTGCTAACAGATAGAGGTCCGCTATCTTCAAATGAGATTTACAATTCAATAGGTTCACCAAAGCATCTAACGATAAGGAAAATGTCATCCATGCTGAAAACGCATGGAATAGAGTTCGATATTGAGAAGATTGGAACAAACTACGGAATAGTTCGTGATGATATGGTCATCGTCAAAGATATTTGGGCTTACGCCGCAGGTTTCCTCGACGCTGACGGATATATCACAATCACTAAGCGCGGAGAACCAAGAGCAGGATTTGTAGCGACAGGAGGTAGAGGTAAATTGCATTGTGAACAATTGCATAAATCTCTTGGGTGTGGAGTTCTTCAAACTGATTTGAAAATACACAAGAATAGCAAGCGCACACAGCACAGGCTTCAATTCTACGGTGCTGATGATTTACGCAAATTACTCAAAGGCATTTCACCACATCTTCAAATGAAGAAAGGTCAAGCCAAAGCGGTCTTAGAACTGCTTGATATGCGCGGACGAAAAAGTGACATAGTGAAGTCAAGAAGGGATGAATTATACCGTGTTGTTAAGTGGGAAAATTGGAAGGATGTTCCCGAAGAGCGCGACAAACTACTCCGAGAGTGGAAAGTTGAAGAGCATGAAGTCCTTGCATGGGGACAACGGGACAATGAAGTTATCCGCCTTGTGGACGATATTCACCGTATAGAGAGGCTGATTTAATGGTTGAAGAGAAAAAAGGCGTTGTTGGTCGATTCCTATCATCGTTGTCTAAACCATTCCGCCGACGAACAACCCCCGAACCTATTATGCCGCTATGGAAAAGCGGTATTCAAGAGCCTGTTCTTGTTCAAGGTGTGAGCATTCCTGCTCTTTACGCGACAGTTCAAGAGTCTGTTGTTTTAAGAACTACGATTAACACACTTTGTCAAGAAGTGTTTAGACGCGGGCATTATTGGGAGAAGAAGTTTCACAAGAAATGCACAAACTGCGAAGAAGAATACCAACATGATACGGTCAAAGAGTGTCGTTTGTGTGGGAATACGGAGTTCAAATCTCCCGATGTTGACGAAGTGCTATACCCGCGTTGGTTCTTAGACCAAAGAAACAGTATGGACCAATCATTCATGGATGTTATGCGTGAAATTGAATGGGATTTAGATATTGTTGATGACTGTTTCCTTATCCTCATCAAAGAGTATTTCATCGACCCCGATAATGGTGAAATATCGTTTATGCGAATTAAAGAAATCATGAGAGGCGACCCTACATTCATGAGAATAGTTGCTGATAAGCGCGGAGCAAGAGGTGGCAGGTATCTCATATGTCCTGTTCATCGCGATAAAACATATCCGCATAATGGCGACTTTCATAACTGCGATGTAGAAAGATGTGGATTACCTCTCCAAGATGTTCATTTCATCAATACAGCAGGTAGCGGTAAAACACAATACTACATCGACGGAGAAATAATCCACACAAGCAAATACAATCCATCTAAACTCTATGGTCGTAGCCCTGTCGCTACCATGTGGAGACAAGCACAAACTCTCACCGCTATGGATAATTATATCTATCTTGCATATCAAAAGCGTAGAATCCCTCGCGGTATTCTTGCAATCACCACCGACAACATTCAATCTACTGCTTCTTTTTGGAAGGGGGCAGAAGAGAAGATGGAACGCGACCCGCATTACATACCTAAAGTTGGTATCGAATCAGCGTCCGGTCGCGGTAAAGTCGAGTTCGTTCGCTTCATGGATAGCCTTGACGAAATGCAGTATTCTCAAATCCGCGATGAAGTGAGAATGCGTATAGCGGCTTTCTATGGCGTTTCAAGTATCTTTATGATGGACGCGGGTAAATCCGGCGGATTGAACAATGAAGGAATGCAAATCCTTGTCACAAATCGTGCTGTTGAATACGGACAAAAAATATATGCTAAAAATATATTCCCGCGTTTGTTGTATGAGATGGGTGTTAAAGATTGGGAATTGACTCTTTACCCTAACGAAGAAGAAGATGATGTGACAAGACTACGACGAGATGAGCAAGAAGTCAACATCGCACAGCGTATGCAACAACTCGGATTTCAAGCAGAACTCACAGAAGGCGCAGGTAGCGATATTCGTTTCACTTATTCAAAACCCGAACCTCAACCACAACAAGACCCTAACGCCGCAGGTGGCGGCGCACCTCCGATGCCACCTACCGGCAATCCACCGCCGGGTGGTATGCCACCTCCAATGCCGGGAGGCGGTATGCCAATGCCACCTCCACAACAAGGCTCACCTCCAATGGGCGGTGCGATGATGCCTCAAGGTGGCGGGGGGCTACCACCACAAGGCGGAGCGCCACCCGGAGGTCAAATTATGATGATGGAAAAAGGCGGTGTAGCAGGACTTGGTGAAGGGACAGGGCAACGCGATAATGGACCTGCACC